AAATTAATTTGACCGTTTTCACAGTTATTGTCATACATACTAACATAAGTATTTTTAATTTAATAAAATACTAAAGTATGAAAATACACACACTCGATGACACAGCATACGAATTAAACGAATTACCAGAAAAAATCAATGATATGCAATTTGCTATCTTTGATAATAGTAATCCTAAAGATGCAGATTACTTTTTTGTTCCTCTCATATTCTTAGAAAGTTTTACTTCACCTGCACTTGTGTTAAAGATTGCAGATAAAGTAATAAAGATGCCAATGGATTGGAATGTCCTAATCGGTGAAGAAGAAACTGGTGATTTGGAAGCAATACCTTTAACTTCCATAAACAACAGAAACTTTAAAGTATTTGAATTTAATGCATTGAGTAGTTTCAAGGCAGATTTCCTTCCAATTGAAGTTATCGATGTTTACAATGAAGTCGAGTGGTACAATCCTAAATTAAAGAACGGTCAATATCTTGCAGTTCCTATTGAAGAAGGTGAAAACCCAAGAGTCATATATTTTATAAAAGAAGTATCAAGAAACTGTCAGGTAGTAGACTACAATCAGGCTTGGTAAGTGGCTGACAAATTAGATATATTCGAAGTATTAAAAGCAATAGACTCTAAAGACTATGGATTCTATGATCGTTTGTCGGACGAGAAAAAGAAATCATTTAGTGCATTTTTAAGTATGAAGTGGGCATCAGCGGTCAAGGGCGATACCATTCTTCAACACTATTATCTTGCAAGTATTAACAATCATACTAATGTGAATTTATTCGATATTAGTAAACATCCAAAACTTCAATGGTTACTATTGGTTGCAGCAAGTCCTAACTTTGGTGTTCATAGACACGAATGGATATCCACTAAAAAAGAAAAAGAAACAAAGTCTTCTAAGGATATAAAAGGAAAATTAATGGAAATATATCCACAGTATAAAAAAGAAGACATAGAAATACTAAGTAAGTTTGTTACAAAAAAAGATTTGAAAGAATACGAAAAACAATCCGGGAATCTATGAGTTTTATTTGTTCATTCTGTAACAAAGAATATAAAAGGGAAGCATCTTTTCTAAAACACTCGTGTCGTCAAAAAGAAAGGTTTGATAAGAGAGGTGATAAAGAAGTTAGAATTGGATTCAATGCTTACATCAAATTTTATGATTTAACTACAAAGGCACAAAAACAAAAAACACCAGAAGATTTTAGAATCAGTAAGTTCTATGATGAGTTTGTTAAGTTTGGTGAGTATTGTGATAGTATAAAAGCAATAGATGTGGAGAAGTATGTAGAGTTTCTTGTAAAGAAAAATAAGAAAATACATATGTGGTACAAAGATTCTACATACAATGAATTTATAAAAGAATACCTAAAGACCGAAAATATTCTCGATGCTTTACAACGAGGATTGAGATATGGTATTAGATGGTCAAATAGAAATAATAGAGATATAGTCCAACTGTTTAACGAGGGTAAACAGAATGAAATATGTAATGCAATCAAAGATGGGAAAATAAGTCCGTGGATATTATACAATTGTAAGTCTGGCATAGACTTCATAGAAGGGTTAGGTTCATATCAACGAGATTACATATGGGAAACAATTGATCCATCTTATTGGAATGATAAATTTAATAAACATTCAGAAGATGTGCTGTACATAAAATCAACTTTGAATGATTTGGGATGGTAATGACAGAGAAGAAGAAAAAACCAGATATGGTTGTCACAAATCCATCTATTATGGAATATCCAACTAATATTGGTGCACCATCATTCACGATACCAGATGTATTAAGTAAACAAAGAGAAAGAGGTGTTAATGCCACTCATCAACTTGAAACAAAGTTTGATGAGATTAAAGAAAGGTATTTTGAACTAGTCAGATTGGCAGAGGATACTGAATTAGTATACAATTCGAAATACAGTTTTGTTCCAGTAATAGGTCAAGTTTATCATTTGTATATAATAGATGAGACTTATGTATTAAGTTTAATTGAACCGTCACGATGGGATAAAGAACACTGTGGTAGTTTTAAATATACTTCAGAAAATACTTGGGAAAGAATATGAAAACAATGGATGCTGATGTAGATATTGACTTTGCAGATAGAGAAGATATTCTTAAACACATTAAGTATATTGCGGCAAGACAAGATACTAATGTAGATAGTAAGAAACATAACAGTGGTGTCTATGTCACAAATATCCCGTATGATCCTGTTCATGATTGTGCAAGTATCAATTATAAAGAAGCGGAAAATCGTGGTTATTTTAAAATTGATTTTCTAAATGTAAGTGTCTATAAAGAAATAAGAGACCAACAACATTATGATGAATTGATGAATAAAGAACCAGAGTGGGAAAGATTGTTGGACAAAGAGTTTTGTTCTAAGGTAGTCCATCTATCAAATCATTACGATAGTATTAAGATAATGAAACCAGATAATATTCCTAGAATGGCTATGTTCTTAGCACTAATCAGACCTGGTAAAAAACATTTAATTGGTAAAACTTGGAAAGAAATCGGTGAACATATTTGGATACCACCGAGTGATGGAAGTTATTATTTTAAGAAATCACATTCATTGAGTTATGCAATGTTGGTTAAATTACATATGAATATATTAGAAGAATCAATCAACATCACGAATCAGAGTAATTGATTTTCTCTTTTTTCTTTTCTTTACGATATTATTTAAACTAGTACAAGGACCACTTAAGATGTTTAAGTTCTTGTTGTTGAATATAACTTTACAATCTTCGAATACCCATTCATCTTTTAGAAATAAATTAATTGGAATACTTCTATTCGATTCCCACCACCAAGTTTCACCTAATTCTAAAAATAGTTTCTTTTGGTCTGTATTTGATAACCGACCATAATTGTAAAGGGTAGTCAAAAATTTATCTTGGTTCATTATGATACCAATGTATTCTTCGCCAGCATATTGTATTATCGATAGGAATGGATACTTCTCCTCGATCTTTACAAATAACTCGTTTTCCATAAATATATGCATGTATTCAACTAAAATTTATTTATATAATCAAGACTTAGTCGGTTTATTCTTGGATACCGATGACATAGATAATGATTACAATTTAGCGAGGACAAAATTTGTGTATTCTAAGATATTAAAAGCAACGAAAGGTGTTGACACAATCATAGATTTTCAATTCTACAATCAAGATCAAAAACCAGTGAATCTTGACCAAGCAACATTAACTTTTAAACTAATAGATGCCAGTGATAACAGTGTTCTATTGAGTAAAAGTATGCCAGTCACAGTACCAGCAAAAGGTAAATCAAGACTTACATTAACATCAAGTGACTTAACTGATATTGATTCTCAACGTGCTGAATTTGTTGTTCAAAGAGTGTGGAATTCACGAACGGAACTTGCTTATATTGATGATAACGCCGGTACTCATGGAGTCATCGATATTTTACCAGCACTTGCCTAATAATATAAATAAATTCAAATGGCAAGACGCAAAAAGCCTACTACGGGCAAAAGTATATTAACAAAGTTACATCTGAATCTGACGGAATTTTCTCCTATTACAGATGCTCAAACACTTTTCTTTAACAATTATGACAATGGCAAGTGTCAATTGTTAATGGGATATCCCGGAACTGGTAAAACATTCTTAAGTCTGTACAAAGCATTTGATGAATTAGTCAATGGTGATACATTACTTTCACAAATTGTTATTGTTCGTTCTGCTGTCCCAACTAGAGACATAGGTTTCTTACCAGGTGACTTACACGAAAAATCACAAGTGTATGAACTACCTTATAAGAAAATATGTAGTGAATTGTTTGGTAGAGACGATGCATATGAAATTCTACAAAAACATGGTGTAATTAGATTTATGATTACTTCTTATGTAAGAGGTATCACACTAGATAATTCTATAATAATTATGGATGAATTTCAGAATTGTACAGCACACGAAGCAGACTCGGTATTAACAAGATTGGGTAGAAATTCAAAAGTATTGTTCTGTGGTGATTTTATGCAATCTGATTTCAGAAATTCCAAAGACAAAGATATTCATAAATTTGTAGAGGTTATCGATGCAATGCCAAATTGGTTCGATAAAAATATTTTTGCAGTGGATGACATTGTAAGATCTGGTTTAGTCAAGGCTTATATACAAGCGAAATATTTGACACACGATGACGGATATTAAAAATTTAGTATCATTTGGTTGTAGTTGGACATACGGAGATGAATTAATAGACCCAAAATTAGAAGAAGAGGGTTATGAATTCCATCATCGTTTCAACGAAGAGTACAGAACTAACAATTGTTATACTGGATTATTAGCGAATCATTTTAATTTAACTCAAGAGAATCTATCTTTTCCTGGTTCGAGTTTACAATCAATGCAGTGGGCATTAATGTGGTGGTTAAACAATCGTTCGGATGAAGAAATAAAAAATTCTATTATTCTTGTCGGACTTACTGGAGAGGATAGAGTTAGTTGGTACGATCCTAATTACGAGGAAGGTGATGATGGTTGGAATCATTATCTACACTCTACTTGGTTGGAATATGCAGGCCCCAATGTCGATACAGGTTGGCACGAATTGAAAAAATATCATATCACTATGTCAGCCTGTGACGGACTAAGTAAATTAAATTATGAAACTGCGGTTAGAATGTTCGATGGAGTCGCAGCAAAGTATCAGATACCAGTGATTCAATTTAATACAGTTGCTCGTCTAAAAATGAATCAAATTGATACCTTTTATGATTTGGGTGTTAAAGAAACTTTACAGGCAGAGGATTATGCACCGGGTGGTCATCCAAATCGTGAAGGACATAAAAAAATATATAATTTAATTAAAAAAGAAATAGAAAATATATTATAATTTTTTATACCAACTCGGTGAATTTTGATTTTCCCCAAAAAACAAAAAAACACTTTTCTAAACCATTTGTGTCATTACCGAGTCGGTCTATTTTTGAACCAGGGTTTTTAATTTTCCCTCATCACACAGTGTGGCTCCTGTGGGTTCATAGAGCCACTTTTAACTGTTTTTTGCCGTTCGGTAAAACCCACCATTAAATATATATCTGACTATATATAATATATAGTAATGTTAGATATAGTATCGTATTTGCCACCCAAAAGAAAACAAGCCAGTAGTGGTTGGATTTCTTTTAATGCAGTGTGTTGTACACATAATGGAGAATCTCTTGATAGAAGAGGGAGAGGTGGAATACTACTTACTGGTGAACATGATTGGTCTTATCATTGTTTCAACTGTGGATACAAAACTGGGTTTACATTTGGTAAACCTTTAGGACCAAAGACTAAGAAATTACTAGAGTGGTTGGGTGTAAGTAAAAAGGATATCGATCATTTAAGAATTGAAAGTCTCAGACATAGAAGTATTACTGACATCGTTGATTCAAGAACACCAATAAGTGCTAATATAAAATTTAATCAAATTGAACTACCCAATGGTGCTAGACCACTCAAAACAAGTGATTCTAAATTTGTAAAGTATATAAAAAGTAGAGGATTGGATATTGATTCATACGACTATCGAATTACACCAGAAGAAAAAGGAAGAAATAAAAATAGAATAATAATTCCGTATACACAAGACAACAAAACAGTTGGGTATACCTCACGATTCTTAGATGACCGAGTTCCAAAGTATTTGAATGAACAACAAGAAGGATATCTATTTGGATTAGACTTCCAACAAAACGATTGGAAGTATGTGATTGTTACAGAAGGTATATTTGATGCCATAAGTATTAATGGTGTTGCAGTAATGCACAATCAAATAAATGATAAACAAGCCCAACAATTAAAACAATTAAAACATTACCAGAAAGAAATAGTAGTAGTTCCAGACAATGATAAAGCCGGTTTGAAGTTAATAGACGATGCGGTAGAAAATGAATTCAGTGTAAGTTTTCCAGAGTGGGATGAAGAGATTAAAGATGTCAATGATGCGGTAATTAAATACGGAAAGATTGTAACACTGCTAAAGATTATCAAAGGAATAAGATCAAGTAGTATCAAAATAAAACTCGCTAGAAAGAAAATGGAAAATAATCTATGATTTTTTGCCCAGAAATATTTAATGGTTTGTTTTTACATCCAAGTGGTAAGGGTCAAATAAATTATTCACCTTGTTGTCAGGCTCATACTAAAACCACCAATGTTGATAATTTTAATTTCAAAACTGATGAGAATCTAGTTCGTTTAAGAAGTGAAAATATTAATGGATTGAAATCATCTGAATGTGAACGGTGTTGGATTGCTGAAGAAAATAACCACACAAGTAAAAGACAATCTTCAATAAACTACTGTAAACAAAATAATATTCCAAAGAATGAATCTATATTGTTTTTAGAATATAACAGTACTTGGTCTTGTAATTTAAAATGTATTATGTGTTCACCTGAATATAGTAGTTCGTTGGCTAAAGAAAGTGGTGATATCAATGTTGAATTAAAAGAGTCTAATATTAATCGTAAATTGAATAATATTGTGGATAGGTTAGATTTGAGTGAGACGAGAAGAATACATTTCAATGGTGGTGAACCACTAATAAATAACAACCACAGAGAAGTAATTGAAAAAGTAAAAGATAAATCAAAGTTATCTATATCTTACAATACGAACGGTACAAAGAGAGTAAATCAAGAAATTCTTGATCTATGGTCACAATGTAATTATGTAAGAATATTTTTCAGTATTGATGCAATTGATGTTGCATTCGATTATGTAAGATATGGTGGATCATGGGCAGAGGTTAAAGAGAATTTAGAGTGGTACAAAAATAATACACCCAGTAATGTCATGTTTGGATTGAATGTAACTGTTGGACTATACAATTTGTTGGAAATGAAAGATTTGTGGGAATGGCACACAAAAGAATTCAGTAGCAATGAAGGGGGTGATAAAACTGAGTTCAATTGGCAAATAGCAAATAATTACAATCCTAACTTTCTTAAAAAAGAAGTAAAGGATATTTTTATAAATGAAGTTAAAGGTATAACCGAATTATCATCTTTGGTCAAATTCATAGATGTGGATGTTAAATCAGATGAATATTGGATTGAAGATTTAAATAAAATAGATTCACGAAGAAATACAAATTGGAGAAAATCACTCAGAGTTGGTAATTACTATTAAATGAAAGAATACACTAAAGAAATACAAAAACTATTTTTAGAGATGATGATACAAGACCCTCAGAGTTTTGTTCGTGTCCAAAACATTTTTAATGTCAATAACTTCGATGATTCACTTCAAGATGTTGCTACAATGTTAGAGGAACACACTCGTGATCATAGTACCTTACCTACGATAGAACAGATTAATGCAGCAGTAGGTTCTAAACTCGAGAAAGTACCAGACTTAAATGATGGACATTATGATTGGTTCTTAGAAGAATTTGAATCATTTACACGAAGACAAGAACTAGAAAGAGCAATATTAGAGAGTGCAGACTTACTAGAAAAAGGACAGTACGATCCTGTGGAAAAGTTAATTAAAGATGCTGTCCAAATAAGTCTAACAAAAGATATGGGTACTGATTATTTCAGTGACCCCAAACAAAGACTTCTTAACATTAAATCAAACAACGGACAGATTAGTACTGGTTGGCCATCATTAGATAAAAAGTTGTATGGTGGATTTAATAAAGGTGAATTACAAATTTTTGCAGGTGGTTCTGGTTCTGGTAAATCATTGTTTATGCAAAACCTAATGTTAAATTGGGCAGAGAAGGGTAAGAACTGTGTTTACATTACTTTGGAATTGAGTGAAGATTTAACCAGTATGAGATTAGATTCAATGACTACTGGAACACCATCGAGTCAAATATTTAAACAGATTGATAATGTAGAAACCAAGGTAAAGATTTTACAAAAGACTTATGGTCAACTTAGAATTAAATACATACCGGCACAGAGTACAGTAAATGATATTCGTGCATATGTAAAAGAATTAGAAATACAAGAAAACATCAAATTAGATTGTATGTGTATCGACTACTTAGATTTATTAATGCCAGTTGGTACAAAAGTAAGTGCTAGTGACTTGTTCGTGAAAGACAAATATGTATCAGAAGAAATAAGAAATCTAGCAAAGGAATTAGATGTGGTAATGGTAACAGCATCACAGTTAAACAGAAGTGCAGTCGAAGAAGTCGAGTTTGATCACTCACACATTTCTGGTGGTATTTCTAAAATTAATACAGCGGACAATGTATTTGGCATCTTTACATCTCGTGCAATGCGAGAACAAGGTAGATATCAAATTCAAATGATGAAAACAAGATCAAGTTCTGGTGTCGGACAAAAGATTGAACTACAATTTGATATTAACACACTGAGAATTACTGACGATGGTTCCAATGATATGGATGGTGGAAGTACAACTACAACATCTAGTATTATGGAACGAATAAAACCAGGAGTTGCTGTGGGTAATTCCGATGAGGATACAGAGGATACTGAGAAGGTTGTAGGAGACTATAAAGCAACTCAGTTAAAATCTATGCTAAATAGATTTAAAAGTGAATAAATATAACTAAAACAATATAGGTTACATTATGCAAAAGAAATTTCGTAGTATCCTCGAAGAACTTGAAAATTTACACATTGAAAGAGATAAGACACATATCATTCGTAGTCGTGCCGATAGTCTTATTGAAAGTGCAGGTAGACTTCTTGATTTAGTTAATGAAACATACACTGAAGAAGAAGCAGACGATCTTACTCGTAAATTTCTAAATTCTATTCGAACAAGGGATGGGCGAAAGTTCCAACGCAGTTTGAAAAGAATTAATGAAAGCAAGTGATTTTATAGTAGAGGTAGACTCCTCTTATTTTCAAAGGATAGGAAACAAACTTAGTCAAATGAGTCTAAGTGATGCTCTTCGTGTCGGAAACCTAGATTCAAATCTAAGAGAAAAAGCAGAATCTTTCATTAATCTAATTAAATCCAAAATAGAAGATTTAAAAAGTAAACCTACACAAAGCAATACAGAGAAGTTTATAAAACAAATTGCTTATGGAGAAATGGGTATTTTACCTAATGCTAAATCAGAACAAGCAATACAAGAGTTAGTAGATTTAGTAGACAATGATTCAATAGACACCAATGTTGCAAAAACATATATGACACAGTTGGTGACAATGAGCCTTATGAAACCACAACAAGACAAGATTGACATACCATATGGAGAGTATCTTCCATTAAATATGTTGGAGACTGGTGCTATCGTTCCAGTGAAATATTTAAAACTTAAAGACAATAGTAAGTTTGTAAAATTTAATGGTGATTGGTGGAGAGATACTGATATGAGTCAGCACCAAGTGAAATTACATAGACAACCAGTTGTCGATGGTTATAACAAATTAGAAGCAATGACTGGGTTCGACATTCCAATGAGAGTTGGTAGTGGAAGAACATTAGAGAAACTTAGTCAGTCTGAAATGGATGAATGGTATAGTAGATATGAGTGAATTTAAATTCTTTAACGAACTTACCGAAACAAGAATATTTAAGCGACTTGATTATTTAAAAGGTCAAGATGCTAATGATATCGGTATGTTTATTATTGATACACTATTGATACTAAATTTCTTATGGCACGAAGACAAACAGTCTGCTATTAAATATGCGAAAGAAATGATGAGAGATCAATCATTTACTGGGTTTAGAACAACGCAAAATGATTTGTATAATGCCATTGTTGTATTACTACATCAAGAAAAGTACTCTGACAAAATAAAAACAAACTATGGTATTACCTTGCCAGAAATGAGATTAAAAAGAATAATTCGTAATATGTCAAACGGACATTTTAACGAAGATGATTATCATCAATTAATGTTAATACTATTTCGTGAAATAAAAGGAAGATTACCAGAACACGAAAGAATGAGAAGATTACTCCATAACTACAAAACAATGAAAGATGGAGATAAACAAACCAGTTTAAGATTCTTGCTGCAGAGGTATAGAGTTGGAAAGAGAAGATATTCGGATGTATATCCAATGTTAGACAAGGTTTATAGGAGATACATATAATGAGAGATATGAATTTATACAGATATCACTCTGATCCATCTAAGTTACTCGGGTTTCACGATAGGGGTTGGTATTGGAGTGAAGAATTAACTCAAGATTTATTAAACAGATATATTAAGTCTGGTGAAACATTGGTTGTGGCTGATAGTTGGGATGTAACAATGCCTGTTAAATTTCCCGATAGTGTTCACATTAAAGGAGATATGCAAGTTAGACGACAAGGTGATTTACCAAAAAATTTAAAAGCAGATAACTTACTCAATTTAAGTGGAAATGATCTTGTGACTGAACTACCAGAAAATTTACAAGTTCGTTCACTGGTTATTTCTGGGACTAATATAAGTGATATATCTAAAATTACTAACATTGAAGGAAATCTTCTTATAAGTGGTTCAAAAGTATCTGTGTTACCAGATAATCTTACAGTTGGTGGTGAGTTAGGTATAGGATATACAAACCCACATTTAGTAAATGAGAAAGAAAAATTAATAACATCACTTCCAAAGGGATTAAAAGTCGGTGGATTATTAGACATATCTCATACACGGATAGAAGAATTGCCAGAAGACTTGGTTGCTGGTTCACTAAAACTAAAAGGTAGTTTAATTAAATCAATTCCCGATAGTTTGGGAACAAAAATGCAAGATTTGGATATTAGTGGATGTGCGAATATAACAAGACTACCATCATTTCTAGAAAATGCAAAAAATCTAAATTTGGCTGGAACTGGAATCGAATACTTACCAGAGAATCTAAAAGAAGTTAATATGTTGTCATTGGAAGATTCCAAGATTAAGAAATTACCAGAAAATTTAAAAATCACAGATTTTTTAAATTTAAGTAACACAGCAATCACAGAATTACCAAATGGTTTGGATGTTGAATTTGGACTGGACATTCGTAAAACCAATATAACAGAATTACCGAAAGATTTAAAAGTTAGAGGTCGATTAGATATAACAGATTTAAAAGTAAAATCTATACCCTCTTCAATAACCTCATTACAAAAACTACAAGCAGATAATTCTGGAATTGAAAGATTAGACAACATAACTATCGGTGAGTTTAATGCAGATTCTGCACAAAATTTTAGGGTTATTGGTGATAATGTAAGTATTGCAGGATCGTTTACTGTTAGAGATACAAATCTGAGAAGTATTGGTAAGAATTTTAAAGTTGGTGTTGATAGAGGTGGCAATAATGATTGTGATTTATCTGGAACACAAATCACTGATTTACCAGAAGATATGAAAGTTGGTGGGTATTTAATTCTATATTACACCCCTCTAGTAATTGATGAAAAGTACAAATCTAATTTACAACGAATAGAAAAATCGATTGTAGCAAAGGATGTGTTGTACTAATTTTTTCCTTTTTACATAAATAATAGTAAGAAATAACATAGTGTTATTTCTACATATAAAAGGAGAATAACATGGCAGTATTATCAAACAACGCGGCAGTGGCGGCTAGTCAAGGTCTAG